ACCCCTTCTGCTTGGAAGGCAGAGGCACTACCAATATGCAACATCCGCATTGCGCCGTCGGCAGGAATCGAACCTGCGACCAAGACCTTAGAAGAGTCCTGCTCTATCCCCTGAGCTACGAAGGCATTTTATTAATCGTTTGGAATATCTTCCTCGTGCATATTAATTTCAACCAAGCCTAGATCTTTGGCCATTTCATGACCTTCTTCAGACATTTCTATTGTTGCTTCAAGGTTATCATTATAAGTAACATTTATTAAACCCGCCTCATATAATTGAACCAACGATCTATCGACATGCTCTTGATGAGCCCGCCATAACTCTGGAGCAATATCTTTTGCTTTTTCTGTAATTTGAAAAATAAATTCTCCGTGTTCATCCATGCCTGCTAATTCAACTGCACCCATTTCTAGATACATTGATAGTTTCTCATCATCATCCATATGTTCTCCTAGTGCAACAGGTAGGACTTGAACCTACGATTACCGAATTATGAGTTCGGGGCTTTAACCAACTAAGCTACTGTTGCTTAGAAGTCTATTATAACGTGCCGTCTTCGTTTTTGTCAATGGTTTCTTCTACTATTTGCTGTACATATTCTGAAAAATGCTTACGTATATTTCCCATTGGTCTGTAGCCAGCGGCTTTCCAAATTCTCTTATATTCAATTACATTAGAGAATGTCGTAGGACAAAGAATTGTTCCATTATATTCTTTTAGTACTGTTGGAAGCGGAACATGTTTTCCACAACATTTACATTCTTTTGCTTTTTCCTGATAAGTGCTCATATTATTGTCATCCTGTCCATTGCATCTCTTAAGTTTTCTGGCATTCTAGGTGCCCTTATCATATTATATGATTCTGTTTCCCCGTCATTTTTTGTTCCGAAGTCGTTGTCGTAACTCATAGATTCATACGTATGTATATTTATTTCTTCATTTGTATCAAATTTACTTCTACTAATAGAGTTGTAAATAGCTCCACAAACTGCATCCGCCAAGTCTTTTGAACCTTTTCTTGGGTGGTCAACCCTGTCTCTCATTATCTTAAGCTGAAGTAATTCATCTATAAGTAATTGTATATGTGGCCCAGACAATCTTTCTTCTGCCACGATCATTGCCATATCATCATAATGCTTTTTAGCGACAGACAGAATCTCTGTATTGATGCCGTATTGTTTTAGTTGTTGCATCATATCGTGAGAGTTCCATCTGTCAAAGGTACATACACGAATTTTAAAACCTCGTGTTTTTAATGAAAGAATATAGTCTTTTACTTCCGTAAAGTCTACAGACTTATCTTTTGTTGGGGTCCAAAATCTTACTGCGTCTATCTCAACAATTGGTGCTGGTTGAGAATATGTATCAGTAACTTTAATGTTAACCCATTTGTTTACATGGCCCATTGCAACTGCACAATGGTCGTGCTTCTGAGCTAAGTCTACGTGCAAAAAGTATTCTTTATCTGGGTCTGGAATAAACCAGTCTTCAAGTCTGCCAAAATTATCTACAGCTAGGTGTCCTTTATTAAAAGCCTTCTCAACCTTTTCTCTTGATTTAAAGAATGCATCAACAGCATCGGGTGGCATGCATGCAAATCTAGATAGAGCGTCAAGTGGGTTAGTAAAGAATGCTACTTTAAAGTCATCAATCTTTCTAACTGGATTAACTTCCCATGTAGGTCTTTTAAGAGCATAGACTCTAGGAATCTTATAAGAAACAATATGGTCTTCTTCCCACTCTACGATAAACTCATTTCCCTGAGTATCATCGGGTAGATCTTCATCCATCTTAAACTTATAGTCACGGATAATAGTTTCTTTTTCCGCCACAACAGCGTTGTATCTTTGCTGAATGTAATCGTTTTTGTATCTAGGGAATGAGAGTAGAATTACCTTGCCAAAGTCTGGGAAACGAGAGTCTACAGATGCACGGTACATATCATATATTGCCGCACCCGTTTTTGCCTGCTCGTGACCCGTTGTATTATCAATTGCAAAACCTGAAATTTCATCAAGTATAACTACAATTACGTTATAACCTTCCCAAGCCTCACGCTCTGAGTGTCCTGAGTGTACTGTAATAGCCTTATCAAATTTAACTTCAGAAGCTTTATCTGTATACTTTCCAGCAAACCACGGTGACTTTTCAATTCTTGTTTTAAACCCTTTAAAGAATACGTTGCTTGCCTGTTGAGAGTTAATAGCAATGTTAATAATATCAATGCTGTCTCCTGGAGGCTTTCCATAATATGTCGCTGGGTCCTTTAGGCATAATAGTAAATATACTATATATGAGGTTGCAATGGTTGAGCAATAATCTTTGCCCGACCCTTTTCCTAATTGAGCCACTACTTCATTAGCAGTTTGTTTAAATCTTATCTTTCCTTCTTCTTCTCCAAATAATTTAATGAGGGTTGACTCTTTATAGATTTGCGAACTTTTTTCGATAAGCGTGTACTGATAGTCGGAAAGTTCTGGAAGCCCAAGGTATTCTGGACTTCTAACAAACGTTTTAAGATCGACTGGTTTTTCATCAAACTCCTCTCCATCGAGCATGTCGATAAGATCATTAAAATCAAACGACATCGGACTCCTCTACTGGAATTGACTCAACGACTCCCGTAATCTGAGATAATCTTTTTGCAACTTCCATCTTGCATTTAGGGCATGTTGATGTAGTTTCTTTTAAAATTCTAACAAGGATATCTTGCTTGCGCTCTGTTTCTGCAATTTGTGCAGCAATTTCATTATTTTCCAATACCCCAATAGACTGCAACATTGCAATTCTTTTAGTCTCAATATCTGCAATAAGCTTTAATGCGCCAGATTTAATTCCTAGCTGTCCAGATGTATCTGCATCCTCTACTGTTTTCCACGCCTCTTTAATAAGCATAGCGTAGTGTTGATCCGCCCCTGAGATGGCCTCCCTGGCACGATCTCTGATGTTGCTATCATTATGTACTACATCTTTCCAGTCGTCAATCAGCTCTAAAACTTCTTTGCGCTGTATACCTGTAATTGTGGCGATTTGAGTAGCAGTACTTCCTTTAAGTAGTTCTTCAACTACCCTATTCATTCTATCAAAATGTTGTGATAATTCTATTTCGTTCATTAGTCTATTATACTTTCAGTCGACTAAAATGTCAATTAGATTTAGCCTTTGCAATCTTATATAATACTAAATAACCAATCAAATCATCAATATCATTATCTCCAACAAAGCCTTGATTGTTCTTAACTCTGTTTAATTTATCATCAATACGAACTTTTAATTGTTCTGTTGAATCCGCCGTTGAAAATATTCTAGCGGGTTCCAAAGCTGAATTACCATAGGAGATATTTTTTTCAATTAACATGTGTGCAATTTCATGACATGTTGACCATATCTGATTACCTGCTGGTGCTCCTACTGATTTTAAGTATAAATCATGGCAATTAAATTGTGTAACATCTTCAAACACTGGTCTTAATTTCATCTTGTACCTTTCACTAAAGGATCTTCAATCCATTGGGTATAACTTCCATCATCCCATTTTTGGCTTCCATAAATATGCTTTACTGATTCAAAATGGAATATTCTCCACTGTTCTCCGCCATAGCAATGGAACTTATATAGTTTAGCATTATCGCAAGAATTTAACAATAGATAATCTTCTATAATGTTTGACACGTTTATACCCAAGGCCTTTACAATACCGTCTGTCCATATTGCTGGCCCCGTATGTGTATGTACAAAATGATCTGAGCCATAGCTTGGGGACATTAACTTATCTTTAATTAAATCTAATACAGATTTTAAAATTGGATTTCCTGCAGATGAAGCAAATGTCCACTGACAAAAATGTTTATCTGTTTCAGGACATACAATAAAATCTTTATCTTCTATAATCCATGTTGATATAGGAATTAAGCATTCTGTATCTAAATCTGTATACACGCCACCATACTTGTATATAACCATATATCTCCACAAGTCTCCACGCATAACTCCAACTGGAAGATTTATAAATATGTCATGCCACTGTTGTCCATATTCATTTAATATAAATTCTCCAGCCTGCACGTCATCCATATACCTATGCTCATATTCTGAATTTAAATCTTTCCAAGTATTTATTGCATCATGCATATAGCTAGTTAGAGATTCATATGGATCTTTATAAGTTTGCCAAATTATTTTAGGAATCAATTATTTCTCTTTTCTGCTTGTTTTGAAACGTAGACTCTATTGCCTCAACTGTGCATCCCGTTTTTGCAGAAGGTTTAATTGTATAAATATTAAATATATTTTTTTGTCTAAACATATACCAATCTATAGGCAACGATATTCCTTTATATGCATGATCTAACAATTTTTTTACTCCAGATTTATTAACTACATAGCAGGCACAGGACCAATCTTGGTAGGCAATACAAGTATTTTCAGATACATCCAAATTAGAATTATATTTATGGTAGTCCACTTCTGGAGAAAACATATGAAATGCATCCCATGTTTCTGGAAGCTCTAAAATATATTTTTCTAATAATTGAAAAAAGTCTTCATATATAACAATATCGTCTTCCATTAAAATTAAATATTCATAATCTGAATATAAAAATTGTTTCCATGATGACCAGTGGCTAGCCCATATTCCAATCTCTCCCCACTTCCATCCCTGCTCACCGTCAAGACTGTATCCGTTTGTATCAATAATGAAGTCATCATTACTAGATTTAAAATTTAAATAATCTTCCTCGTTGGATATTTTAAATGTTTCGGAATTAAATATTTTTGCGCCAGAAAGCAATTTCATGTGCGCCTGCTCTACTAATTTATTCCTATTTGAATCTTTAGGCAAATGAAATAGTTTATATGTTAAATTCATCGTTTTTTAATTAATCCAAATTGGTCAAGGTATCTCTGTATAGTCATAGCAGATACATTACACTCTTTAGCTATTTCAGTTATAGTCTTTTTTTGTAAGACATATCTACGCTGTAGCCATTCTTTACTTTGATAATATTTCATCGTTTTGTCAATATGCTATTTGAATAATGAGCAATCCCAAATGAATCTGCCACATCAAAATCTGATAATGATAGGCTATATTTATCATTAAAGTAATCTACTGTTCTTTGTTTACGCATATTACGTAATTGATTTTGATACCATGAGTCTGCGTATCCTGGATTTTTTAATCTTATAGCCGCTTTTTCTTCTTTTGTAGGGTTTTTGTTTCCTATGTATGCCTGCCAAGATGATGGGGATATAGTTATAACTTTTGCTCCAGTAGACATTAGTTCTGCAATAACAACTCCATAAACATATGATAGTTTAATTACAGCATCTGCAGACTTTACAAACACAGCTCCTTCAACAACAATATAGTCTGATCTAAGTTCCTCTAGCATGGAAGCCATCTTAATTTTAGCATCATGAATTTTCTCATATATATCATTGCCCGTTAAATTAATCTTGCCCCACTTTAATGGGACATCGTTTTCCATTAAACAAAAAGCAATAGAGTTAGTTGAAGCATCTATGCCTAAAACTCTGTTTGCCTGAGTCTTTTTTAAACTAGCTAATGTCATCTATCATCCTAAATAATTTACTTTTGTTTTCAAGATTTATATTCTTTTCACATGTTGCACAAAATTCGCCTTTATTATATCTGCTTAACTGATGTCCGCATCTGGAGCACGGACGCAGTGCACCATTTTTGATAGCCTTACGCTCATAATACTTTTCCATAATTCTACGGTTAGTAGCAATTCGACAACATTCATCAGCGCAATACTTTTGATTGTGTGTCTTTGGAGTAAAGTTTTTTTTACATTCCGAATTGGCGCATATCATATAGATGGAACCTCAAACTTTTCAATTTGAACTGTACCAACTGGAGTTTCCTTAGAGTAGCATTCTTTTTTAACTGGGCAGTATGTACAAGGCATTTTTGATTTTGTAGCACCCGAAGGCCTCATAGGAAGATCTCCATCTTTAAAGTTGTCCCAGACTTCACACATCCATAGGAATGTGTCTTCAATAATCTTTGTATTTCTTTCATTCATTGAAATTGGAATAACAAGTATTTCTTGGGTGTTTTTATTCTCATATAGAAAGAATCCTTCTTTGGCATTTTTTAGCTTCATATATGTTAGTAATTGAAGCATATGGTTAGCAGTAGGTTTCATTTCAGATTGTCTTGTATCCCATACTTCTTGCTTAGCCGTTTTAATTTCACCAATTACGGTTTCACCATCGTACTCCATAATCAAGTCTATAAAACCCCTAATAGGTGGATATTCGTTAAGAATCTCTTCTTCTTCTGATTTAAATTGTGGCATAGATGAAATAAGTTTTTGAAGTCTTTCATGGGCCTGTGTTCCTTGCGCCATGTTAGCAACTGCAACTGCATCATTATCATCAATAAACATTGCTCCAGAGAAAGCCATATACCAATATCTTGGACATGTGCCGTGTCCATATCCAAGTGAGCTTGGGCTAAATGATTTCTTAGTCATCTCACCATCTGGACGTTTAGTATTTCGATATGACTCATCAAGCAACTGAGCAAACAATTCTGGATCAAAGAATTTACCAGTATGCTTTTTAAACTTTAGATTCTTTACTATATCTCTACCCATTTAGGAGTTATACCTCACAACATATTTAAGCGCATCAACCAGTTTGTCTATGGACTCTTTTACTGAATAATATACATTCTTTTTATTGTTATTTACTGTTCCCGCTTTATCTTTAGCAATAGTAGAGTAAACAGAAGACATCACTGCAAACTTAGTAGACATTGCCTGAAGCTCCATGATAAGCATTGGAGCTTTTGCTGAAGGCACATCTGGGTTCATTAGCAGCTTTACAACAATAGCTAATGCTTTATCTAGATGTTCATCCTTCATAAACTCATGCAAGTCATTAAACTCAGTAATGTTACTGATTAGTTCTAGCGTGTTTTTGTCTTCTGCCATTTATCTACCTTGTCTATAAACAATCCGAAAGGGTATCCGATTGAAAATCCTAACAACACTCCAAGTAAAAAGTATGTCATGCAAAAGCCTTTTGAACAATTGCATACCCAATCCATAAACCTACAATCCCCATAAGTCCAGCAAATACTGGTGGTGCTGGGATAGGAAGATTGAATATACTAAACACTCCTCCTACTGCAATTCCAGTAATTGTTGTATAAAATAATTCTTTCATTAGAATGGAACCTCTGCTTCTGTGATATCCCACTTAGCTGGAGATGTCCATGAGTCTGATTTAGGGAATTGCTTATTGCTATAAGATTCTCCCTTTGATAAAGACCATGTAGTTACTGCAATTGTGTCTGCATTTATATCATACGATGTACGATTATTTCCTTCTTTATCTTTCCAGTTCTCTTCATAAATCTTTCCTACAATAACTACCTCTTGACCCTTTTTTAAAGTAGCAATGCTTTGTTCCGCCAAACTCTTCCACGCCTTAACGGTCCACCATGATGTATCTTTGTCATCCCAGCTACCTGTTGAATCATTCTTTACACGGTCATTAGATACGATACGTAGTCTAACTCCGCCTCCATTAAGCTTAACTGGATCTTGTCCTACACGACCAACGATTGTAATTGTTGGATTAGCCATTATTATTTTCCTCCCAGAATGCGATCAAGTCTTCTAAGACTGACCACTCAATGATTCCAAGACGAACCTTGGAATCCTCACCGAT